CGAAGTCTTTGTACAAACTTAGTGAATTTAAGTTCGTCACGAGTAATGTTATCAGAACGTCCAATCTGAAATCCTGACTCTTCTGCAAGTCTTGATACTGGTACGTTCAATGAACGATAAAGTTTCTTCTGGAAGTAGGTAATGTCATCAATCTCACCAAGGTTTGAACCGCCTGGCAAAGTTGTAATCTCTGTACCTCTACCGCCTTCTCTACGAGGCAACCAGAAGTCTTCTAACATTGACATGTGATTTCTATCGTCACGAATTTCACCAGTTCGTGCATCGTATACCATTTTGTTACGATAACGATTCATCACATCTTTGAGGTATGACTCTGCCTTCATTTTAGGCAAGTTACCAACATCAATATAGAAAATACGTCTTTCAGGCGCACGAGAGATACGATAGATAACTAACGAATCTTCAATCATACGCAACTGATTGACAGGTTTAATTGCTTTGTTTAGGTGGGAAAGGACTGTTCCTTTATGCATATCAACAAGTCCAGAAGGGCAATAACTGATAGAGTCTTCAGTAATCTTTACGCCTTGTGTTGAACCTTGTTGTGTATCCCAACCTGATTGATTAAACAGATAATAGTTTTTAATATCTGTAACAATATCTATACCTGTCTTTTGATCTTTATCTTTTTTAGTCTCTCTGACTTTTTTAATCTTACGAGGGTCGATATATCGAACTTCTTTGATGCCCTTGCGAGGGTTCTTAGTGTCGATTACTTTGTGATAGTATACTCTACCATCAACATACCAACGTCTAAAGATGTCATGTCCCTTTGCATTAAAATCTAATAGGTGTAGGATTTCATGGAATTCCTCACGAATTTTTGTTTTAATTTTAGGGGAGACTTTAAGACGATCAAGAGAGATGGATACTGACATATCCCTCTCATCTGAAACGATTGCTTCGTTTACAATATCTTCAATCGCACTATCACACTCTGGTTGTTGTGCAATGTCACGATATCTTTTAATTAATTCAAGTTCACTTTTATCACGACCATCCAAATCTAGGACAGACGCATAATGTCCACCGCCCGAAATTACATCAAGGGTGCCATCGTCAGAAGCGGGGGCGGTGAATCCATCACCGCCTCCGTCCTGATTTGCTCTTGTAATTTTGAAACCAAAGAGTTCCGCCATACTATAATTCTCCTAATTTTACCTAACTATTTAGTAGGTTCAAAAAGACGAATTATACAGATGTTGCAGTGAAGTCTGTATATCTCCACGTTACATCAAAAGTTTCAACTTCACTTACTGTGTCATAAGACAGTTCAACTGCTGAAATTGCAGTTGGCCAGCAGTTCTTTAGAACATAAGACTTGAGAATATTATTATCTCTGTCTAGTTGGTCAACTTGCAACTGAGCATAGTAAGATGCTGGATCTGTGAAACCAGTACTTGTTTCCAAGTCATTGATACCACTCATCCATCTTTCAATGCCGTTACGAATTCTGAAATCAGTTTCGTTAATAACAGTTGTAGTCCATGTTTCAAACTCTCTATCGCCAGCAATGTAGAGATTTCTACCCCTAAAAGGGACTGCAATCTCTGTAATTGTTTGTCCTGGCAGGCTTGATGCCTTAATCAAGAAAGCGTCAGCAGCAGCGTCCAAACCTGTTGCGATTGCGCCAGGCGTTGACAGAATTACTCTGAACTGGTTAGCACGAGCACCGCCACCGGCGATGTTCGCTTTGAAGTCATTAATATTTGCTGTTGTCATTGTTTTTCTCCTTAACCGCCTACCTCACTAAACGATACGCCAGTTCTTACGGCAATAAAGCTTAGTGTGATAAAGTTAATTGAGCGAGCAGGTTTGATGTAGATATCTGCAACAAACTCGTTTCTATCAATAACTTCACCTGTGTTATTTCTTTCATCACAGACTACTGAGAAGTCTGTAATACCTCTACGTCCCTGTACATCACGCAAGAATGGTTCAACCATATTTCTGAACTGAGCCTGTGTGAATGCATCGTTGAATTCAAACAACTGATACTTTGCAGCAGTAGCGATTGACTTCTCAAGAACAAGGAACAATCTACGGACGTTAATCCTATCGAATGCACTTGGTCTAGACAACGCAGTTTTGTCACCGAAGAGAACTGTACCTTGGCCTGGGAATGTGACAATTGGATTGACACGAGCAGGATAAAGAATATCTCTTTGTGGTTTAGTTGGGTTGTATGCAAGTTTAACTGCACCACGAACCTGTCCTCTGTTGTAACCAGCTGGTGAGAACCAAGGGTCAGCAACATTATCTGTGTTCGCAGCAAGTCCAGCCATATCACCGTTCAAAGGAACGAAGCGATATACGTCTGAGTACTTGTCGTACATATACTTGTATCCAGAATCGAATACTGCATATGAGGAACTAGCAAGTCCATCAAAGAAACCTTTGACGTTTGCAGTTTGTGTAGCACCAGAAGTTACACCAACAACATCTGCCCTACGAGGGGAGATGAATGCAACCATATCTTTTCTTGACTCTGCAAGGTCGATAATTGCAACAGCGTGTGCAACACCATCTGTACCAGCAGGAGTTGATCCCGCCATTATGAGGTTAACATCAACTGTTTCAGTATCAGCAAACTGGTCATAAGCAGCTGTTAGTTCACCTACAGATGCAGCAAAATCATCTTGTCCGATTGACAATGTGTCAACGTGTGGAAGATGTTGAGCATCAAACACTTTATCAGTACCAGCAGATGTAAGGGCAGTACCCCAATCTGTTGCGCCAGTAGCAGGGTGATCCATCCACCAAATGTGAGTAGAACTTACATTTACTTTATTTGGATAGAAGTTAGTTCCACCTTGTGGTGTTTTAGCATTTGGGTGCTTTGACAAGAATGCGTGTGTTTCGATAACAGCGTTACCTCTGTTTCCAGCAACATCAATGTCGTAACCAGTGATTGTACCAGTTGTGTCATATACTACAACGTGAAGTTCGTCTTCAGCAGCAGATAGTCCTTGTGTAACTGCCCAATCAGAAGTGCCTGGAGCAGCATCGAACAAGTCATAGAATCTCCAACGTCTACGGATAACTGTATCATCTGCAATTGCAGAAAGTAAACCGCCACCATTTGGATTGTCTAGTTGACGAATAGTAAGGTTGTGACTACTAATCGAAGTAACTTCATACTGAGCGCCTGATTCTTCTTGGAAGAACAGGATATCGCCTACAGAAAACTCTGCACCGTCATCAACAGTAACTATTGTAACACCAGCAGCTTTTGCACCATTAATCTTGTTGTCAGCAGGCATAGTTTGTTCGTATGCTTCAGCAGAAGCACAAACAGATACACCAAGTGCGTTACCCCAAGCGCCTGGATATTTGGATGCCCATGAACCGACAGAACCAGAACCGTCTGCGTAGTTATCGTCATAGAATTGGTCGTTTGTTATTTTAAGTCCTAGTTTAACTACTACGTTATTTGTACCAGCAGCGGGTGCTGAACCAAATGTAATTGTAGTCGAACCATTGACTGTAAAGTTAGTTGTTTTGACGCCTCCAATTGTTACTTCTAATAGGTCTGCATCAGATACCGCATTCGACATTGTGAATGCTACAGCTGATCCATCTCCATTACCAGTAAATATTGTGGCACCACCATTTGCTACAGCGTTACGTGCTCCGTTGTTCACACGAACAACACGAAGTGCATTACCGTAGTCTAGAAAGTTAGCGGCAGTGAACCATGTTTCAAAGTTACTTGAATTTGGTTTACCGAAGAACTGAACGAGTTCCTTCTCACTTCCAACTGGTATGATTTGATCCATCGGGCCATTTTCGGCCACGATGGCAACGCCACCAATTGATGTTGCGAGAGCTGGAACAACATTAGTCAGATCAACCTCTTTTACGAGTACGCCAGGTGATACTTGAAATGCCATCTCTTTTTTCTCCTTTGTGGATTATCAATAATTTAGTTATTTTCAAACTTACAATTATATTTATAAAAAACTAAGTTTACACTTTTGTCTTTTATAGGTTCTGCGGCACATAAATAATACTATGTCGGAACACTATCAGAAATACAAAGACACCATTAAGAAGGTATCACAACGGAATTACAGGGCTCGTAAGATATGGGTTAATGAATATCTTGGTGAAAAGTCCTGTCATTACTGTGGCGAATCTGAAACCGCCTGTCTCCAGTTCTATCCTTACGAGAAGGATATACGCAAACTAACAAAAAGAAAGGGTTTAAATGAACAATCAAGAACAGAGGTTAGAAGTCTAATCAATGAGTCTAAAGTTGTTTGTGCAAACTGCTTCCTTAAGCTAGAAAACGATATTATTGATATTATGTAGGGTTTCTGTAATCTCTACCAATCAGAATCGTAACTACGAACCACTGGACTCCAGCGTGTACCATATTCATCTATAATGGTTTCTCCATATGGAGACTGTATACCATCATCCATGAATCCAAATGGAGCCATGTCCTGTTCTAGTTGATTCTGTTGTTCTGAGTACATCCTAGCACGGATATCATCGTCTGTTAACTCTTTGAAGTATGTTTGTTGTACTAACCATCCGAATATAACACAACACATCGCCAAGTCATCTGAGTGTCCGTCTTCTGCTTCGTAAGACTGTCCTTTAAGTATAAAGGTAGACCACTCATTAATAAGTTCATAATCATTGACAATAAGTTTGTCAGATTCAATAATTTGTTTAATATTAGAACAACCCATCTTTTTGACGGCCTTTGTTGTTCTTACCCCCAACTGCGCTTTTCCTCCACTGAAGCCGCCCCCAACGACTTGTCCCGCTCGACCTCGCATGCTTGCCATTATAAGGTTCTCATACTCCAAGTCAAACTGTAGAGCAGTTGCAACTTGTTCGCCGATATCATTTACCTCAACTAAGACGTAAGCTTGATTATAAGCGTTAGCAA